CGCGCCAAGATAGGCGAACCCGCTGTTGGCCTGCGACGCCTGAAACTCGTTCTGAGCGTTCTGCATGGCGAACTGCGAACCCATGCCGAGAAGCTGGCCAGGACCAGCCTGCTGCATGCCTTGGACGTATTGGCCTTGGGCAAACGGTGAAGCGCCCTGCTGCAGACCACCCAACTGAGCGGCCTGCGAGACAATTGGCTGCAACCCGAGTGCAGATTGGATGTTGGCGATGTTCTGCTGCTGACCAGCCGTGCGCTGCTGCTGTGCGGCCATCTGGCCAGCGAACGTCTGCTGCGCTGCGGTATTCCTTTGGCCAGTAGCAGCCAGGATGTTCTGGAACGACTGCTGGGCCATACGATTAGCCGTGTCGCTGGTCGACTGACCAGATTGCAGGAGCCCAAGAGCTTGCGCCCGGCGTCGCTCGTCGGATGACTGGATGGCCTGCGAGACGCCAAGTGCCTCACGCAGAGCCGCCGCATTGCCAAGGATGTTTCCAGTAGCAGCCCCTCGAGCCCGCAAAGCCTGCTCTGTGGCCCTCTGGAGTCCGGGAGGTAGCGATCCGGCCTGAGCCAGCTCACCTGCGACCTGCTTCTCCAAGTCAGCCCGCATGGACGCCGTCATTCCGGTGTCCCGCATCTCAGGAGGAGCTTCTACTCGCTCATACTCGGGAACTTCAGGGGCTCCGGTCTCAACAGCAGCCTTTCCAGACTGAAGGTTTTGCAGGAACTGGTCGTAGAGCTTGTAACGCTCAGGATCCGCAGTCTCGAGTTCACGTCGGCGCTGGGATGCAAACTCGGTTCCGAACTGCTTGGCGACATCGAGCTGTTTCTGGGTCAGCTCAGGAGCCATGTCCGCCATAGCTCTGGCGATCTCGCGAGACACGTCGATGTCCGACATGCCACGGAAGTCCTGGGTAACCTGTTTCCCGGTGCGAGGATCGGTGTATGTGATCTCTCGTCCTAGACGAGAAGCCGCCTCGATCTGTCGCAGCAAAGGAAACGTCTCGGCCTGAGCCAAGACCGCTTCACGGTTCGCTGCTGCCATATTTGGCGCTTCATAACTACCACCCATAGGAGATCCTTTTGTTCGTCACGAGATTGAAGTATCGATCGAAGGGGTACAAGCGGTGAGCGCCCGTAGGCGTGTGTCTTCCGCCGAGCAGGGTCACATTCGGGGCATTCACCTTGCAGAACCGCAGCATGCCCAGGAATAGCGTCTGAACCGCCATGGGCTTCGTAGTGGCTACGATCTCGACCCAAGCGATGTGTCCAGAGTTGTCGGTCAGCCTTGGGTCGTTCGCTTCGTTCTCGTCTTTCAGAATGCGGACGATCCCAACGCCGACGCATTTGCCATCATCGACGACAATGCCCAACTGACGCTTCTCGTTGAAGAATGCCAGGAAGTTGATGAGTTGCTCCCGGGTCCATCTCCGACACGTCGGCCACTTCCTCTTCAACACTGCTGCTGCTGAGATCAGTGTTGGGTGGGCCGTCATTGCTGCGGTTTGATGTTCTGCGGGAAGCCAGTGACGATGATCGATTGCACCGTCATCTTGCCATCAGTGCAACGCTGCTTGAACTGGATCGAGTTCCAACGGCCCTTCGAGATCAGGTTGTAGGACTTCTGGTACTTGTAGGTGTTGTATGGAACGATGACCTTGTTGTCCAAGCTGGTGAAGGACCCACTCATGTTGAGCGAGTAGCTCCATGAGATCTCAGGAGACCAATCGGAATACGGGTTGTCGGTGCTGAACTGCACGTTGTACCCGATCTTGTCGACCATTGGCTCGTTGAACGCGTACGCCTTGGTGACGACAACAGAGTTGTAGGATTGGCCTGCGTCCCGGAAGTTCGAGATCCTGGAAGGATTGAACCGAGTCTCCGGAATGTAGTCGTTGAAGATGTAGATCTGTCCCGGAGCGTTCTCCACGTTGGATACGGCTCCAGAGAACATGAGGATCTGCCCCATGTTCGAGAACGATGTCGGGATGAAATCGGTGACCTGCCAGTTGTCCCATTCACCCAGCCATGCCTTGGCCAACAGGTGATACACATACACCGTGTTGTTATGCAGGATGTTGGTGACCAGATGATTGTTGTTCTCGGCAGACAGGTTGTTGCCGTTCTCCAACAGGATGTCGTAGTTGCTGTTCTGAACCTGATCCAAGTTCTTGGGAACAGCCAGCATGTACCGGTTGTTCCAGTAGACAGCGTCGCAGTACTGATACTTGGACCTGTCGATCTGCGACATGATGTCGCCGATGGGTGCTGAGATAGGCAGGCCAACGTCAGTCTGGGTTCCGGCCTGTATCTGAGCCAGTGAACGGACACCGTCTCGAGCCAGGAACATGACGTCGGCGCCGACAGCGGCGATCGATCGGTGCGAGATGCAACCCACGTTTCCGCTGATGAGCGACACGACCCAATCAGCGGGATCTTCCTGCGGGTTGGCGTCTACAGCCCAGATGGACCGTTCCTTGAAGACAAGCAGCTTGTTACCGAACCACGAGTAGAGTCCTGTGATCGGATCGCCATCACCACCGACGCGGACAGATCCAGCAGGGTCCCAAGACTCACCATCGAGTATGTCCGAGAAGAAGAGCGTGTCCGGATAGTTGGTGGTGTTGGCTGACGCGCAAAAGAGCCGCTGCGTGTGCGTCGTCAGAAAGATCGGCTGACTGGGCGGAGTCAGCGAGACATAGGCAACAGCGTGCGACTGGTTGGCTGGTGAGATTGTAACCGCAGGAGCCGTTGTGTAGCCGCTTCCCGGGTTCGTGATATTGATGGCCACCATGTTGCCAGCACCAGTGATGACTGCTGTAGCAGTTGCGGTAACTCCCGCAGGTGCTCCAGGAGCAGGCGGAGGGGGAGCCGCTATCGTAATGGTCGGAACCGACGAATGACCATCACCCTGGTTGATCACATCGATACGGCTCACCTTGCCGGCTGTGATCGAGCTGTTGGCATTCGCAGCAGTGATGTAGGCCAATGCTCCGAAGCCGTCGCAATAGTACAGCTTGTCGTTGAGCTGCGCGAAGTAGATGTACTTGGCAGAGTCCGAGAACGAACTGCCAGAGATGACCGTGTAGAGGTTGTTCGATCCGGAGTAGTACAGCCTCTGGACGTTGTTGTTCGACACCGCAACGACCAATCTCTCGGCAGCAGCCGTATCGAAGTAGAAACCGGAAACGATATTGGCAGTGACCGGAAGGTTGGAGCCCCAGTACTCAGTGACAGACTCCCAGTTCGTTAGGATCTCTTCCCAGAGCTGGTTGATCGTATCCAGCCCCTTGAAGACGGTGCATCCAGGCCGGGTTACCAGATTGCCGAAGTCATCGTAGTCGAGGTTCAGGCCATCGGAGTACGACGTGTTGGCGATGTTGTCTGGACGAGTTGCGCTGACCTGACCTGTCGTGAAGCCGTTCGTGCCATCCAACAGAATCTCGTCGTCCAGACTATCGTTGGCTTTGAAAGGCATGGCTTAAACGATGTCGTCGAAGGTCCAGTCGTAGAGCGAATCAGGAATGATGCGCGAGATCTGCTGCTGCTGGCCACGCTCCATATCCTTCATGGTCCCGACATGTGCAGCGGCCTCACCAAACTTGGCCTGTGCCTTCCCGTACTGCCGCGAGTACTCGAGCAGATCACCCTCGGTGAATGCCATCAGCGCGTTCTCGATTCCCCGGATCTCGAAGATCTGGTTGTTGGCGATCGTGGCGTCCTCTCCAAACTGCCGCATTGGCGATTGACGCTTACCAAGGATGAACAGTGTCCCGTTCTGGTCAGGCGTAGGGACCAGCTTGATCTGAGGGATCCCGGAATCTCCGTAGGTCGTTACGCCATCATTGATCAACCGGGACAGGTTGATGAAGTTGCCTGGGGTGGAACGGCGGGACTCAACGTTGTTCCAGGTGTTGGGATCGAGTTGGAAGAAGGACTGCCATTCAGCCGCAGGAAGCTCGATGCCATCAGTATTCCCATCGACTGTGAACCGGATAGCCACAGCCATATCCAGGTACATCGAGTTGTTGATGAAGGCGCTGTAGGTGGACGTGACGTAGGTGTCCAGCTTGATGATCTCGGTCTGGGCATCGACCGACTTGGAGG